CCCCAGGGTTCTGGGACGCCCGTGGTTACTTTTTGGAGGGAAGATCAAATGAATATGTTTGGTCTTGATTTGGCAGAAGATGCTGGACGTCGTTTGGACAGCATCTTGAGGATCCATGCTTCTGGTTGCGAGTGGGATTATACCACACCGTTATTACGGTCCTGCATGACCGCCCCATCCGATGTTATGCGTGATGAGATGGCCACAGGTTTTGCTAACCACTGTAAGCTGGAGGGACTACCCATGTGGTTAAGAGAGGCGGAACATGCTCAACGGAGAAAGATTGGGACCTTTTCTAAGGTTCCTGGATATTGTACTGCGTATGGTGCTGAGATATCTTTGGCCACACAGGTTCAAAGGTACTTCGATCGCCATAAGGTACATATTGAATCTGTTGCGGCTGATCGCGCTACTAAGTACATTGCTAGTCTTGTATCGTGTGGGAATGGCGTTAGGCTGTCACCCGTCCCTTTGGCGGTAGCTGCCGAGTCATTCATTCGTCGTACTGGGTATGGCTGGCCGGTCATCTCATCAGATGGTGTGTACAATTCGTATATTTACGGATTGTCCGAGGCATTTATGTCTTCGGATGCACCCGTTCCCCTGATTCCGGCTATTGTCGGATCGAGGGGTCAATCCCGTGGCCTTCATATGAGGGCGCGTAATAGGCTGATATTCCAATGCAGTAGGGTAGTTGGGAACGTCGAGAAGATGTTCTTTATACCCCTATTTGCTGAGTTACGGCATCTGCCGATGTTTGCCGCTTGGCAGGGTCAGGATGCCGTAGATTGGGCTGTTAGTGGATTGTTTGATGACAGTGCAGGTCCTTTCCTGTCTGTTGATTACTCTGGGTTTGACGCATCTATTCCTAATGTTATTTTGCGTCAAGTATTCCGGGTAATTAAGCAATGGTTTGACCCGTCACATAGTGAATTGATCTCCCGTTTAGAGAATCAATTTATTCACTGTGGAATAATCACGCCGGAGGGCCATCTTGTTGGTCGCTCTGATGGTATCCCGTCAGGTTCGGTTTTGACCAATCTGGTAGGGAGTCTAGTCAATCTATGGGTTATGGCGTACGCCGCTAACCGTTGTGGCGTTACTATACATCGTAGCCTTATTCAAGGTGATGATGGTGTTTTCTCCTTTAATGGGAGCGTCG